AATTATTCCTAAAATCAATTTGATCTATAGTATATGATGAATTTTGATAATCAGATCCAGTATTATTCCATATATCAGTATAATTATTGAAATCGGAATTACTTAAATTTATGCTATTAATACCATAATCCGACCCGTCTATACTCATTAAATCAGTTATATATGTATTAGAATTTGTATAACTGATATTATTTATATTAACCGTAAATGTAGAATTTAATCCATAATATTTAATCCCACTAAGATATTTAAATACCGGTGTATTTTCAATTATAGTAGGAGCATTAAAGTTTGATATAAAAGGTTCATTATCAAAAAAAATATCATCTTGATTTTTAGTATAATCAATTCCGTTATTATGATGTATCAACTCAACCGAAAACCTACCCGAATTTGATAAGATACTGCCAATATTAGTTTCTACTAAAACCTCAGCTTTAAACTTTGTATATTCAGGTTGCCAATTTTGTATAATAATTCTAATATTATTGGATGTAATATCTACATTACCATTTATACCTGTAATAGTATGTGTTCTTAATACCGATGTATTATCTGCGTCAATAATATTGACCTCAAAACTTGTAGTATCCGAATTAAAAAGGCAAAAATCATTAGTTTCATATGTTAGTAATGTTTGATTAGTACAATCATGTAAATTATTTAAATTAAAGTCGCCTACTTTAAAAGGAGAACCTTCGGAATTCGGTCTTGATACATATCTTGAATATACCGTTATATCGTCAACACTCGCTGTTCCTCTATTAAAATAATCCGATGTTTGTAATGGTGGACTTGATATAATAACCTCATTACTACTTTTTTTTATTGCTTTTATATCAGTTCCTACAAAATCTAAAATATTAGTATTATTGTTTACTAATACTCCTTCATCTTTAACCGTTAAATTATATCCTGTACCGCTTAAACCTTCATCATATACAATAATCCCGGTTACAATATCTCCACTATCAAAAATTAAGTTTTTAGTCTTATCAAACGGTAATACGATATAAAAACTTGTATACTCACCACTATTAGTATTTACCCATCCACCCGAATCTGCGTCAAACCGAGCTTTAGCATTGATAGATAAATCAAAAGTTTCCGATAGTTTTATTTCAGTAACTGTATAGGCAGGATAATAATAAAAGTAATCACCCGAATTTGAATTCTCAGCGACTATACCGATAGAAGGATTATTACCTCTGGTTTTACTGTTTACGGATTCACTAACTCCATCATAAATATACATATTTTCAATACTTCTTTTATATGATTGTATAGCAATTTTACCATTTATAACCTTATAATCCATTAGGTAATAATCCTTAACTAAGTTTAAAATTTAATATAATAAATCTTATATTAAATAAGTTTTCAATTCGATATGTACCGTTTCATCTCCATAAATACCGTCAGTTGGTATTTCACGAACAATTCCACAAACATAATTTGTTGTAACAGCACTATCGACCTCACCATTAGCAGCCGGAGCGACTTCATCTCCAATACTTAAACTTGAAGCGTCAGCGGCTATTACAGGTACAATACCCTCTTTAGCAATTGGAAAATGTTCCCCCGCAGAGGCGTCACTCATAATTACACCACTGGTAATATTTGTAGCAGTACCTTCTACGGCATTTTCTTCTAAATTTATAACATGACCCGCTGTAATAGCAGAGGCCGCGTTATCTCTACTTGTTACCCAGCTTGGATTTGCCATATATTACTCCTTTTCAATAGATTTTTTATCTATCTTAACTTTATTAAGTTTATTTTCTTTATTTTGATCATCTTTAACTTCATCAAAAACATTTCGGTAAATAATTTCACCTTGAATTTTTGATTTTCTTTTCAAATTTATCAGATATTCATAATCTTTTTTATTGTCTACTTCTAAAGGTTCTCCATATTTAAATAAATACTCTTTGTTTTGACCTTGTAGACCGTAAGTTTTGCCAAGTTTTAATGCTAATTTTGACATTTTTATTTTAACTCCTAATCTTTTAAGTTTAAAATTGTTTCAATCGATTCAACTAATTTAAACTTAAAATATATTAAGCACTATGTTTTACATTGTCCATTAATACTGCCATTTCTTCTACTAACAATTTCACACCGATTCTACCACTTACATGTAGTACCATTTGTTCTTCTCTTGGAACATCAATCATTTTAATATTAAAAGGTCTATAAATACCAATTTTAATATTTTCTGGCAGTGTGAATACACCTTGACTATTCGTATCAGAACCATTGGCATAAGTACCTATTAAAGGACTTGGTACCATTTCATTTCCAAATGGCGTTGGATTATAAGTACTTTCGTTGATCTGTATACCTCTATCAGCCGCCACACCAGCGAGACTTAACATATAATCAAAGATAGGAATATTATGTAAATAAAATTTGAATTGATTTATCCTACTTAGATATTTGTTAGGTACTTGTTTATAAGTACTTCCTAAATTAGTTCTTGTAACGGTATTATTACTAAAGTCATAAGAATTTGTACTTATTTGAGCCAGTATACCATTTAACTGAGCTAAATAAGGATCAGAACTCGTAGTATCACCATTCCATACCAAATCGCCAAAATCTTCTGTTACTCTCTTCATGATTAACGATCTTAATGACCTCATTAGGTTATTACCCGCTATGTTATCTTCTAATGCCTCATAAGAAATTGGTAATTCGCCTATTACTTTTACGGTATCCAATTCGGTTTCGGAATAATCCGCATTACCGAATTCACTGTCAGTTAATCCTGACGCCTCAGCACCAGGTCTTAAAAATCTTCTTGTTATATCCATCTTGGAAAAGACCCTTTTTTTAGTAGACATGGAGACAACATCAGCATATCTAAAAATGTTAGGTTCTCTTCTCATTAACTCTATAAAATTTGACATTTGTTGAGGTGTTTTAACACCATAATCCGCCAACTCAGGTGTTGTTAAAACCGCTTTTCTAATTGTATCAACGGCATTAAAACCTACTTGTATATCACTCATTATATCACTCCTTTAATTAAGTTTAATTATTTTATATCCCACATGTTACCAAAATTATTAGAATCAGGAACAGAATCTTGATTATTCGTTTTGGTAACGCCTTTTAACTCGGCAAGTTTTTTTGTTAACTCAGTGGTATCCTTTAAATCGGAATTAATTTTTTTCATTTCTTCTTTTAATGAATTTAATTCATTAATTAAGGTTTCATCATTTTTGTTTTCATTTGATTTTTTAGCAATCTCATTTAATTTATTTTCTAACTCGGAAATTTTAGATAAATTTATATCATTATTTTTATTTAGATTTTCTTTTTCTGTTTCCGTTTCATCTTTTTCATTAGGATTTAATTTTTGGACTTCTTTTAAATTAGTTATAACCTCTTTAAATCCTTCCTGTATAGTAGTTTTCATGATGTTTGCTAATTCAATCATTTCATTTTTACTATCTGTATTATTTTCCATACTTTTATTAGCCTCCTTATGTAATAATACATCTTTTAAATCTTTTAAAAAAGATTTAAATAAATCAGAAATTTTATTATTATTTTTATTTAAGACTCTTTCTCTATTGGCATTACCACCGATAGATATACCTGTAAACTCACCATTTTTATAATCTTCTATACCTTTTTCCGTTAATTGTATTCCTACAATCATACCGCCTTTTACAGTTTTATCTTTTGGAAATCCATATGCCTTTGCTATTAACCCAGTTCCATCATATTCAACCCAAATGTATTTTACTCTCTGATTATTAAAGTCTGAATGTTCTTTGCCAATTCTCAATTCTCCTTTAAAAATCTTTTCTTTTACATATTCGGTTGTTTTTTCTATCTCAGATTTATTTATAGTATCTTTTTGTAAATCCGGTATATCAGGAACTAAACCATATTGAAAAATTTGTCCTTTTTCAAGTGCTTTATGTATAACAGAAGGTGTATAATCTAAACTTATTTCATCATTTTCATTATCAATCGATTTTGTTACAATTGTCCTTGCTAACGGAACAGCCGGATTTTTAACAGTTGATATTTCATGGATCATCAAATCCGTAAGTTTATAAATATTATTTTCCTCTTCTTCATTCTCAATAATATATTGATCAGTCATATTATTTTTCCTTTACTAATATTGATTTTAAACTATTTTGTATAGTATCATTTATATCATTATCCGAATTTGTAGATACTTCATTTATATCTGTCATTAACTCGGATGTATTATACTTATTTTCTTCCAAATCTTTATTATTTATATATCTTTTTTTCCATTCACTAACAATTAGATCGGAATTTTCTTTTATACTTAAATCTTTATTAAAAATTTCATTATAAATTTCAACAAGTTCACCTACTGGTAGTATATCCATGTCCATAAATGGTTTTAATAGCTCACTCCATTTAGTATAATCCGTAATTGTAGGCGAATTCAACTTAAATTCGTATTCATATATACCCATTCTTTTTAATAAGTTATTAATTCCTTGTTCTAATACCTTTCTATAAGGTTGGAAAACTTGTGCCTCCGCCATTTCAAAAGCCGTTGAGGCGGTTGCTCGATTATAACTTTTCTCCATACCTAATAATATAGCCGGTAAATTAAAGATCATCCTTGTATTATCTATTACTTTATCGATATATTTTAAAAATTGCCCATCGTTCATGTCCATTGCCGGTAGTCTTTCGACTTTCATATCGAATCTTTGTTTTACCTCTTCTGTAAAACTATTATCGATAGTTTGATTTTCAATTACAATTGCCTTTGTTCTTCCTGAGATACCTTTACTATCTCTTAACATCGCCTTTAATTCTTCATAGGTATCTTCATCAAGCATTCCGTTAAACACTATTAACATTGGTACCATCATTCCATCATCAAACCATTCATTATTCAATCTTGTTGCGTGTTCATATCCTAAAATATTGTTAATTTCACCTAACCATATAGGAGAAGGATAATCATTATCATTAGGCAATCCAAAATTAAAAAAGATACAAGGATTCGCTTCCAAATTATCAGGTAAACTTTCGTAAAATTTACCGTCTTGAAAATTTAAATGCCTTCTATCTAATAATTCTTTATAGTAAGTAGTTTTACCCGTCGATTTTTGCCTTTGTGCGTATCTCCTGAATTTCCATTTCCAAGATTTTTTAGTACCTTCACTATCTATATACTCATAATCCGTAAACTCATTATCAATTGTAGTTAAATTCAATTCATGTGTTGGAATATTTTCTAACATAAAATCCGTTTCAGTACTGTTAAAGATTACTTCTATACCACTATAACCATATAGTAAACCATTCAAAATACTTTCTTTTAAAATTTGATTTATTGACTTTGTAGGATGTACAGTTTCGAATATGTTTTCAACTTCTTTTAATTTATTTTCCTCTTCTTTTTCTTTTTTTTCTTTTTCTTTTTCATTCTTAATATTTTCGATTAAATTATTTTTAATTTCTAATAAAT